TTCGTTGATTTGTCCTAATATTTTGTCAAAAGGCAAAACAATATCGTCGTATTTTATACTTGCAAGTTTATACTTTCCATCGTTATCTATTGTATTATAGGTTAAAAAATACCCTTTGTCCCAGCCATTAGGATTGTCAATTTTGGTGGCGTGTTTTAAATTATTTTGAACATTTCGAATCATTGCCATATTAAAATCGTGTCTTTCTTTGTCAATAATTTTACCATCTTTTTTATATTGATTCGCCAAAGAATTTAACTTTTTAACAGTACTTGCATTTAATACTTCGTTAACAGTGTTCGCCAATAACATAGGTTGAACCTTTGCTTTTTCAGTTTTAAGTTTAATTGATTTATTTGTTATACCTTCGATTAAGTCAAAAACCATATCTATATTTTTTTTGTTATTCATTTTATTTTCCTTATTTAATTATCCAATTGGATTTTTATTTCACAAGGGCGTTATTGCCGATTGCTTATAAATAATTTTACTCTTATTTTTACAAAATGCAAGTCTTTTCGGAAATAAATACACTTTATTTTTGACTATTTGTATATTATTATATACTGATATACTAATGTAAAATAAGGCTTGACAAAAACCTATATCAGTGAATGCTTATATAGTTTAGTATATCAGTATAGTACTGTATTAGAATATTATGATGTGGTTATATAAGAATAATCCAACTGATAATGACTATCATTCGCGTTACTGTAAACCACATTAGAGTATTATAATATACTTATATGAGAATCTTAATGATAATCATTCGCATTAACAAGAACATCACCTACATTAGTTTATTATTATATAAGAATATTCTAATACACCCACACGATATATAAGGGTATTATGATATTATGATATAGTAATACAATTATATTATGATATTCTAATTTACCCATCATCATTATAAGGGTATAAGAATACAATTATATTATTGTATTATGATATAGTAATAAAGGGTATATAAGAGTATCAGAATATTCGAATATAAGCATATTAGTATATAATAATGTATGGGGTAGGCAGGGGACAGGGGGGGTTGTGGGGGCGTGTATATCAATGTCATACATTTCAACCAAGAATCCAGTGTCAACCAGTATATGATAATCAATCACCATTTATTCGGAACATTACGAGTACATTACGAGTACTCTATAAACCTTGATATGAAAGCATTGTTAATTTATTTTCAAACTATTTACACTTTAGGGGTTGACAGATGTCACAAACAGGTGTATAATATATCATATAAGATATCTTAAAAAGTTCTTAAGGATTCGTAAGTAGTTATTCTTATATTAGTTCTTATCACTATTCATTACGAGTTCATATAAGAGTTACATATAGATATCTATACTAAGCATACTAACTGTTAGATAATAGGAAAAGAATATGTCCATACCACAGACTATGTTAGACACAAAGCGTGTCTATACGGATAAGCAAGAAGCATTCCTTAATGCTCTTTATGATTCAGAGACTGGTGATGTTAGACAAGCTATGACAGTAGCTGGTTATACTAAAGAGTCCCCCTCTACATTTGTTATTAATTCTTTATCTAAAGAGATATTAGATGTTGCTACCTTTATGTTAACTAAGAATGCACCAAGAGCTGCTAGTAAGATAGTAGATATTATGACTTCTAACGAACCCATACCACAAGTTAATCAGAAGTTACAAGCAGCTCAGACTTTGTTAGACAGAGTGGGTGTTGTTAAGGAACAGAAGATGAATGTAGAACATAATGTATCTGGTGGTATCTTTATTATGCCTGCTAAGGAAGAGTTAATAGTAGAAGAAGCTGAAGAGGTTGAGTATGTCTCTACTAACTAATACTGGAGAACTAAGAGTTAAGTTAAAAGGGAGTACTATTCCTTTTGGTTATGAAGCTATAGAGGATAATCCTGGGTATGCTGTGCCTATAACATCACAACTAGAAACATTAGAAGAAGCTAAGGGCTATGTTAGACAAGGTGCATTCTCTTATAGAGATGCTGCTAGTTGGTTAGAAGCTACAACAGGTAGGAAGGTATCTGCTCAAGGATTACATAAGATGATACATAAAGATAATGTCCAAGAAGCCTAGTCCAATATCTAATGAGAACATACCTAAGATTACTATTGAGGAATGTAAAGAACAATACCCTGAATTAGATATTGATACCTTAGATGTATATTTAGATACCTATGTTAGATTAAAGAAAGATGGTACACCTAGAAAGAAGAGAGGTTTTAAGAAAGGTGCTACTAGGAAGTATACTAAGAGTTACTTTGCTAACATAAACAATAAGGTTAAAGAAGGACACAAGAAACGTAGTGATGCTTCTAAGAAGATTAAGAAAGCAACTGAGAATAAGTCTGTCTCCCGAGTTGTCAGTGATAAAGAGATAGCTTCAGCAGTAGGACAGGAAGGAGCTGATGTAGCCTTTAAACCTAACCCAGGACCACAGACAGAGTTCTTAGCAGCCCCCGAGAAAGATGTTCTATATGGTGGTGCAGCTGGTGGTGGTAAGTCTTATGCTATGTTAGTAGACCCATTACGATATGCACATAGAGCACAACATAGAGCTCTTATACTTAGACGTTCTATGCCTGAACTACGAGAGTTAATTGATAAGTCTAGGGAGTTATATCCTAAAGCATTCAAAGGTGCTAAGTTCAAGGAAGTAGATAGAACTTGGAAGTTTCCTTCTGGTGCTACAGTACAGTTTAGTTTCCTTGAGAAGGATGCAGACGTATATAGATATCAAGGACAAGCATATAGTTGGATAGGGTTTGATGAGATAACACACTTACCTACAGAGTTTGCTTGGAACTACTTAGCATCAAGACTTAGAACAACAGACCCAGAGATTAAAACCTATATGAGATGTACTGCTAACCCTGGTGGTGCTGGTGCTCATTGGGTAAAGAAAAGATACATTGAAGCTGCGCCTGCTAATGAATCATTCAGTGGTAAGGATGATATGACTAGGAAGTTTATTCCTGCTTTGTTAGATGACAACCCTTATCTATCTGGTACAGACTATAAGAAGATGTTAGCGTCCCTACCACCTGTACAACGTAAGCAGTTGTTAGAAGGTAACTGGGATATTAATGAAGGGGCTGCCTTTGTAGAGTTCGATACTTCCATACACGTTATACCACCATTTGATATACCCCCTAATTGGAATAGACTTAAGGGCGTTGACTACGGATACGCTGCAGAGTCCGCGGTTATCTGGGCAGCTGTAGACCCTAGTGATGATACTCTTATTATTTATAGAGAGTTATATCAAAAAGGATTAACAGGTGAAGACTTAGCAGAAAGAATAACAGCCTATGAACAAGGTGATGCACATTCTATCCCTGGTGTGTTAGACACCGCTGCTTGGAACAGAACTGGTTATACTGGTCCTACTATTGGTGAGATACTTGTTAGAGCAGGACATAAGCTTAGACCAGCAGATAAGAATAGATTAGCAGGTAAGGTACAGATACACGAGAGACTTAAACAGAATAAGACAGACGGTAGACCTAAGATGCAAATCTTTAATAGTTGCCCTAACCTTATAAGAGAACTACAAACAATACCTGTAGATAGAGCTAGACCAGAAGACGTAGACACTAAAGCAGCAGACCACGCCTATGATGCATTACGTTATCTTATTATGTCTAGACCACGTTCTACTACATTCAATGAGATGTTTGAATTTAAAAAGAACTTAGATATACCACAAATGGCTGATTCTACTTTTGGTTATTAATCAATGACTTATAATTATTTTCAAACTATTTTCACTTTATTTTCACTTTATTTTCACTTTAGGGGTTGACAAAACCCGTAAACAGGTGTATAATAGTATATACAAGTTATAATTTTATCTAATATAAATGGCAAAGAAACCAGTTCCTTTAAACATCAATGAATCTGAAACGCCATTTGTATCTGCAGATGAGTTAGTTAATACTCCCCCTGTAGAAGAAGGTGTCAGTGAAATCTTTATATCTAACCTAGCTCGTCTAGTAGAAGAAAGATTTGATTCAGCAGAGAGAGGTAGAAAGGATGACGAGAGGAGATGGTTAGATGCATACCACAATTATCGCGGAGTCTATAATAAGCGGATTAAGTTCAAAGAGAATGAGAAGTCTAAGGTCTTTATTAAAGTTACTAAGACTAAAGTACTTGCTGCCTATGGGCAATTAATTGATGTTGTATTCTCAGGAGCTAAGTTCCCACTACAAATTCAAGAGACTATCTTACCAGATGGTATTGCAGAGTACGCACATCTAAATCCACTACAAGAGAAGACAGGTGGTCCACAAGATATCTCTCCAGAGTTAGAGGGTAATTTAGACTACACACCACAAGAAGGTATTACAGAAGACAACGTAGGAAACTTTAACCCTTATGATGTAGGTTTTGAAGGTGATGGACAGACGTTAGCCCCTGGAGCAATCCAGACCGATTCAGATAAATTCTTAGGCTCTCTTGAAGAAGAGTACCAAAATGAAGAAGGTGATACAGTAGTCTCGAAGGGTGCATCAAGAGTACCAGAAATGCCACAGATTCAACCTGCACAGATAGCTGCTCGTAGGATGGAGAAATTAATCCACGACCAGATTGAAGAGTCTAACGGAGCGACTGAATTACGTAACGCTATCTTTGAATCAGTACTCTTAGGT